AGGCATCCCTGAGCCGTTAGCCCAAGACGTAGTACCAAAGTTTACCTTAACTTTGTCCCCTACCTTAACTTGACTTAAGGTAGTGTTATTAGCCTGCTTACCTGCATTAATTGCTGGTGTACTTGTTTCTGGGTGTACATAAGTCTTGCCACTGTCAGTTGTTGTGCTCCCATTATAACCAACATCGGTAATACCAGTTAAGTCAATGTTACCATCTAGACCGCCTGCTCGGTAAGTAGATGTAAACTGAAAAATACCGACATTGTTGAAACTTGGAAAGTACCCATAATTAGGAACAGTTGTAACATTGTAATCGGGATACTCTGCAAGCCACAACTGATAATGGCTAGCAATTTGTGCTAAGTCAATATGGCTCATCAAGAAACCCTTATAGCCGTACAGCATGGGTGTGTAACCAGCATTGCGGATATAGTCGAGTGCCCACATTAGGGTTGCTGTATTTGTTGATCCCGACTCATAGTCAAGTGCAACAATAGAACCTTTTGGCGTCTGAACCTCAGGCAAGAAATGATCTAGCACTTGTTTAGCTAAGTTAGTATCATTAATATTCTGCCACCAAATGTAAGTATGTGCTCGTTTACCAGCCGCAATTAAGGATGCAACTTGTGTCCTATATGTAGATTGATTATACACGCCGTACCCGCTATATCCGCCAATTTGAGAGATGCCGAACTTGTCGGTCGAATAACCAAATACACCGTGGGTGCCTTGCCAAACTGACCAATCAACACCTTGATCCCCCTTAGCAGCTAAGACTTGATGACTGGATGACCCTACACCCAGACCAATTGTAGCAACTGCTAAAATGGAAAATAAAATAGACTTTGTTTTTCTATTCATCACTTTTTCACCTCACAGCTTAATATAGCGAAAATAGAGCCAAAGTCTATCCGAGTTTTATTTAATTATTTTGTACTAGTATCTGTACTTCCGCTTGCTTCTGTTGGCGTATCCACTTTAGTCACAGGTGCTTCCACCACTGTAGCATCTGTCTTACCAACATCATCCTTAGAGGCGTCACTATATACCTTATCAAGAGTGCTCTTTAATTCGGCATAGGCTCTTTCAACAGCATCTTCAACAGCCTTCTGATCAATTTCTGTAAATCCTTTATTCTTTAAAGCGTTAATAACATCTTGAACAGCGATATTCTTTTGAACTGCCCCAGACAATTGCTTGTCTAAACCAAGCTTTTGTACAGCTGCTACCACGTCCTTTGCTAGAGGTGCGGTGGCTTCAATTAAGGATACTGCCTGTTTATTTTGCAATAATCCTTTAAATGCACTAACTGCTGACTTACTAATATATGTGAAAACCAAACCAATTAAAATTAAAACAATCTGTACTACTGCATCTTGCCATGTGTTCATGTAAAAGTTCTCCTATTCATTATCTATTGACTACTATCATTCTAAAACATCAATCCTACTAGGATACCTAGTACTACTAAGGCTGTACTGTAGATGTACCTGTGTCTGTAGTAGAACTGGTATCTTCTGACACCCCCAATATTTTTGCAACCTGAGGACGTATAATTGCAGGTACTTCATCAAGAGTACGCCCACCATCCAAAACATTTGCTGCGTAAAGTGCTGCTAAACTACTCATTTTAAATTTAATCATTATTCTTCTCCTTAATAGCTTCTGCTACTTTGTCTTTAACTACATCTGGCACTGAATCTAAAGTTCTTTTTCCTTGTCTTACTGCATCTGCATACAACCCAATAAGAAAATCTAACTTCACTTACTACCACCTCCTGAAAGTACCAAGTCTGATAACTCTAGCAGAGCTGACTGTAATTCATCATTACTTTTTTTCAAGTCTGCTATCTGTTGTATAGGGGACTCCTCTGGTTTTGGCATATCGGCTTTTGGGTCATATCCTGCATCGGCAACAACTTTACCATCTGCATACTTAGCATGTTGTGGATAAAAGCCATCTAATGAGTCTACCTCTATAATATAACTATTACCCCCCTGATTGGATTCAACCAGTCCTAATGGCGTGTTATCATTCTTGTATGCATAATTAGTTAATACATTATCTGTATCTACCCATATCTGTACTTTAATATTAAAAACCTCCTATTAAAAATATGCATCGTCTAAGGGATAGTCATCACGTGTAAGGTATGTTGTTGAGCCTGAATAGCTACCTTTACCTAGCTGCGGAATTAACAACCATAATCCCGCCGAGGCATATAGTTTACAACCTGTACCTGCATATGACATAGAGCCTAAGTAAGAACCGGCAGAGTCTACCTGATATGGCATATATCCTGGACGAATATGTGCAATTGGTAGCCATCCCTGTGCCGCTCTTGCTGTTAAGGTAAAACCAACACTGACTAAACTACCTCTCCTTGAATAATATATATAGCACTGACTAACGTCTCCACTTGTATAAGCTGTTGTATTATTCCAGTAAAAAGTAACATTATCCTGCGCCCTAAAATCGGATTGAACATACTTCTTATACTTAAGAGGTGCCATAGGGTCTCCTACATTTTGGGTTAAAGTTATTATGCCATTCTTTATAGCTGTAGAAGATAAAGAACCTTGCCCATCAGGCATACGCAGATAATTTTCAAATCCATTAGGAGTTAAATTAGTCCAGTAAGCTATGCCTGTATAGTTTCTATTAGTATCCTCAACATATCCAGATGCCTGAACAAAACCGGAAGAAATCTCAGTATTACCGGACACATAGCCAATGTTTTCACTACCTGGGTCTATCCATGCAGTAGCATTTGTACCATATTGTAGTTTGTAATGGTGATAAGTTATTACTTTTCCATTGCTACCAGCCCAAGCGCCACTATTAGGGTACACAAGTATAGCCGTATAGTTAGGATTACTTAATCCTGTAAATGTTTTTGTTACATAACCGTTAACAATAGGAACATCTGATACCTCATCACTATTATTACCATTGCTAGGGTCACATCGACCAATAGTAACCGAAGTTTGACCTGCATTAGCATTTATAACTTGGGCACTAAACGTATAATTACCATACATATCTGATAGCTGTGTAGGAATAATGGTATATGCCTGACCATTAGGTTTACCAACTACCAAATCTGTACTACTGTTTATAATCTGATTGAGACGAAAGATATTAGGATTATCAATTTTAACGTGACTATAGTTATTTATGAAATCTGAACCCGTGATGGTTTTACCCGTAATGTTACCAGCAATAAAGTCACTACCAATAATTAGCTTATTACCACTAATTGTAACTGTACCATTACCATCAACAGAAATACCAGCAGAAGTACCGCCAATACCTTGTGCAAGGATTGACCAGTTGTTAGCCGTTTGCGTCTGTACAGTTTTAACTGTTTGATTAGTTGCTGCTAAATCGGATGTGCTTGCTGTATCTGATTGATAGGGGCCTATTGTTGGAAAGGCAACTAGCATAGGGTGATTAAGCATGAAGTTATATGTATCTCCATGTATCTGTACAGCTAAGTTCATAGTAACAGCCGTACTAGGTGCTGTAATCCCCTCTAGTTTTAGTATCTGTTTGTCATAAGGGCGCGTCATATCAAACTTAACACCAGGAGATGCTACCCGTGTACCACTACTATCAAAAAAGTCAGTTTCAAGAAAAATAGTGTCTGGTAAATTATTTCCTAATGAACCGGTAAAGAATAAAGTCCCTAAGAAAGAATACTGTTGTCCTGTTGTTACATTAATAGGCTTGCTAGACACCCAGCACCAAGTGTTTGCTCCCTTGCCAGTTGCATGTATTCCTAAACTATTTGAGCCATTATAGCTGTCCCACTGATTACTATTAACACTTATACCTGTATTGGTTGTCCAGCCATCCAAACTTGTAATTTCACTATTATAAACAAGATTCTTCTGCCCAATATTATTAACTGTTGCTGAGCTAGCATTATCTGCTGGCGCTGGCGACCATGCAGTAGGTGTATTACCTACTTCCAATTTGACTTGTGTTATATAGGCCTCTAAAGTATTACCACTACCATTCCTAAAAAGAACACTCTTAGTACCACTAATGCTAGAACTTGCTGTAAAGGTAAAACTGTACCTTTGATATGTAGAAGTTAAAGTATACTGGTGAAAGTTATCTTCGGGACCACTTGCTGCAACTCCTGGATATATAAACACATACAGAGGACCACTACCTTTAGCACTAAAAGAAAATGTGTAAGTATTATTGGCAACAAGACTTGTCAAACTATCATAGTGTAAAAAGTTATCATCTGAACCTGCTTTAAAAGATGGATAATGAGCAATCCCTGGATAAACAGTCTTGTCAACGGACACTCCGCTAGACATCTGCCATGATGAAAAGTCTATGGTATTTGGTAACATGTTAGTGCCACCGACTTGTAAATTATTAATCTTACTACTTGCATCATTAGCGGTTGTTGTTACTGCACTTACGGACTGCTTGATGCCATCAGCAGTCTGGTCTATCTCACTAAACTTCTTTGTGGTTGTAGTCTGTAAGTTAGCTAAGTCACTTGCACTAGCGTTATCCGCAGGTGCAGGAGACCAATCTGTTGCTGTATTGCCTTGCTCTAATTTAACACGTGCTACCTGATATGAGCCAGAATCTGTAGCATTTGTCCAACAGCTATCTAATCTAACTCCTACAGCTCCACTTGATGCTAAATCTATCCATGTAAATGTAAAACTATTTCTACTGTTTGGAGCTATTGGAACAGCCCCCATGCTTTTAACACGAGTGCCATCCGCTTTGATTGCATATACTTCAAGATTTACATTATGGTCTGCATTGCCAACAGATGCAGATGCTGTATATTGATTTCCTACAATTAAACTAGAATAGTCACCAAGATTTCTAACCGCCCAATTAGCTCCAGTGACTGTTACAAAGTTTGCTGTGGTTCCTGTTATTAGGTTAGTACCACCAACTTGCAAGTTATTAATCTTATTACTTGCATTATTTGCTGTTGTTGTAACGTCACTTACAGACTGTTTTATTTCACCAGCTGTCTGGTCAATCTCACTAAATTTCTTAGTAGTCGTTGTCTTGAATCCATTAAGGTCACTCTGCGCAGCATTAGCTGCACTGCTTGCAGCATCAGCTGTCCCTTGAGCTGCACTTGCAGCACTAGCCGCGGCGCTGGCTGCATTCTTTGCTACATCTGCAACTGCATTTAGTAAACTTGTTCTAGCTGTGTAGTAAGCAGAGAATGCTGATTTATACTTACCCCTATCAACGGTGGTATTTGTTGTCATGTCAGCTAAAATTGGGTCAACTAACGCTTCAACAGCCTGTTCAGCATTAGTATATGCAGTTGTATCAACTGTATACTTAGATGCTTGGGCTAAGTCAATAGTCTTATTAGACTTAATGGTTGCGTATTCTTTTGCAAGAGTCTGCTTTTCAATAGGGCTAATATTACCATCATTTGTTAGTGAGTCTAATGAACTCTGCGTTGCATTAGCACTACTCTGCGCCGCACTTGCTGCGGAAGCCGCAGCACTAGCTGCACTGTTAGCTGTATTAGCCGAAGCTTGGGCTGCACTTGCAGCACTTGCAGCACTAATAGCTCTGTTTTTAGCATCATCTGCAGAACTCTGTGCTGCGCTAGCCGCTGTGCTTGCATTGTTAGCTGTTGTTGTAACGTCACTTACAGACTGTTTTATTTCACCAGCTGTCTGGTCAATCTCACTAAATTTCTTAGTAGTCGTTGTCTTGAATCCATTAAGGTCACTCTGCGCAGCATTAGCTGCACTGCTTGCAGCATCAGCTGTCCCTTGAGCTGCACTTGCAGCACTAGCCGCGGCGCTGGCTGCATTCTTTGCTACATCTGCAACTGCATTTAGTAAACTTGTTCTAGCTGTGTAGTAAGCAGAGAATGCTGATTTATACTTACCCCTATCAACGGTGGTATTTGTTGTCATGTCAGCTAAAATTGGGTCAACTAACGCTTCAACAGCCTGTTCAGCATTAGTATATGCAGTTGTATCAACTGTATACTTAGATGCTTGGGCTAAGTCAATAGTCTTATTAGACTTAATGGTTGCGTATTCTTTTGCAAGAGTCTGCTTTTCAATAGGGCTAATATTACCATCATTTGTTAGTGAGTCTAATGAACTCTGCGTTGCATTAGCACTACTCTGCGCCGCACTTGCTGCGGAAGCCGCAGCACTAGCTGCACTGTTAGCTGTATTAGCCGAAGCTTGGGCTGCACTTGCAGCACTTGCAGCACTAATAGCTCTGTTTTTAGCATCATCTGCAGAACTCTGTGCTGCGCTAGCCGCTGTGCTTGCATTGTTAGCTGTTGTCGTTACATCAGTTACAGACTGCTTAATACCATCGGCAGTCTGATCTATCTCACTAAATTTCTGTGTGGTTGTGGTCTTATAGTTGTTTAAGTCACTTTGAGCTGCACTTGCAGCACTTGCAGCACTATTTGCTGTTCCTTGAGCAACACTAGCAGCACTTGCAGCAGCACTCGCAGCATTCTTAGCTACATCTGCAATGGCATTTAATAAGTTTGTCCGCTCGTTGTAATACGTAGAAAATGTTGACTTATACTTATCCCTGTCAACGGCTGTATTAGTGGTCATATCATTAAGTATTGGGATAACCATTGTTTCAACGGCCTGTTCAGCATTAGTATAAGCTGTTGCATCTACAGAATACTTAGTGGCTTGTGCTAAGTCAATAGACTTATTTGACTTAATGGTAGCATACTCTTTTGCAAGTGTCTGTTTTTCTATAGGACTTATGTTTCCATCATCGGTTAAAGTGTCTAAAGATTCTTGAGTTTTACTTGCAGCAGATGCGGCTGCACTTGCGGCACTAGCTGCACTTGCAGCGCTATCTTTAGCTGCATTAGCAGTCGCTTGAGCTGTGGATGCTGCACTAGCTGCACTTGCAGCGCTATCTTTAGCTGCATTAGCTGATCTTTGTGCTGTGCTTGCCGCTGCACTTGCATTGTTTGCTGTTGTAGTTACTTCGCCTACCTTTGTTGAAATACCATCAACGGTAACTGCAAAGTTAGCATATTTATTTGTAATAACTTCATTAGCCGTATTACTAGCGTTACTAAGAGCCTGCTTAGCTGAACTTACTTGTGAATCAATCTTACCCTTAACAGCTTGTAAAAAAGTGTCTCTGCTAGTGTAATAAGCAGTTAGTTTTGCCCTATAGCTATCAATGTCAACACTAGAACCCTCTGCCTGACCCAATAGGCCATTAATATCATCTTTTAACTGCCCATAGTAGTTGTTAAGTGCTGCTATATCAACTCCATACTGGGTTGCAAGAGAGTTATCACTACTGTTGTCACTAGAAATATCTGTAAGAATACCGTTTAGTGCACCAATATCAGTTGATACAAGGTTTCCATTTGCAAACATGCTATCAATATTGTCTACATTGGTCTTTTTCTTGTTGCCATTTGCATTAATACTTGCACTAACATTTGCCTGTTCATCAGTAAGCGACTTTAATAATTGGTTAGCACTATCAACATTGCCCTTAGCATCTACATATGAGGGTGACCATACGCTAGGCGCATTACCTGCAATAAACAGTGTATTGAAATTATAGTTGTCTGTACTTACTTTTGCATAACTAGCATTTGTAGGGGCTGTTCCATTATTAGTAACATCACCTGTTCCTGTTTGCTCTGTGCCACTAATAAAGCTCTTATTACTATCATACCACATTACACTTAGCTTTATTGTTCCAGTAGCTCCATAAACCTTTGCAGAGTATGCTGTTCCTGCGGTTAC